AAGTCGTCGTCTCCGTGCTGGAGGGCTTCGGCGTCATCTTCGGAGTGCTGGACACCCTCTTCGGCGTCGTCGCCATCACCCATGTCGGACTGCTCGAGAGCAGCGCCGACCAGAAGGTGAGCGACCTCCTTGTCCTTGTCGGACCAGCCCTCGTAGACCTTCTCGGCCTCTTCGAGAGTCAGGCCCTCCTCGGAGGAACCTTCGTCGTTCTCGGCATGGAGCACGACCTCTTCGCGCCGCTCGCCTGCGATGAAGTCTGGTGCCACACCGCTGTAGATGATCGCACGGTCCTCAAAGACCTCGACGTAGTCGTCGCTGTGCGCAAGGCGGATGTTGTCGATGAACGCACCCGGGTTGGCACCCGAGAGAACGACACTGACCTCCTTGATGGCACCGTGCAGAACGGCCTTGGCCTTCTCGACCAGACCGTTCGCGTAGATGGACAAGGCCTTGACGTCCTTGTGCCGGATGAGCTCCTTCGTGGTGAGACCGGACTCGGTCTCGTTGAAGTAGCCGTAGCAGTAGATGCCGGCACCGTCAGGGTGCGAAGCGTCCCTGTGCTCGAGCACCGCGGTGCCCAGGACGTTCATCGGCGTGTCGTGATTGTGCATCCAGACGAGCGGGACCTCGATCTTGTCCTGGTGCTTGAAGGCATCAGGGGTGATCGTCCGGCCGTCGGAGCAGGTGATGTCAGCCTTCGTGGCGTAACCGCTGAAATCCGGTTCCATTTTGGCTGTTCTCCTTCCGGTTGACTGTCAACGGCCTCTCGGCGCGTCGATGGGCTTGGCTTGGGGCCGGACTACTGGTGCTTTCTTGCCGGCTTTGTCCTTTTGCTCTCGAGCATCCTCGACGGCCTTCTTGATCCGCGACTGGATGTCCTTGACCTGGTGCTGGAGAATCTCGACGTCATTCGAGAGCGTGGTGGGATGCTCTTTCTCGTACGTCTCTTTCGCCTTCTTGGCCTTGTCCGCCTTCTGCTTGCCTGACAGCGGCTTGGCAGCCTTTTCGGCGGTGTTGCGATCCGCCTTGTCGACCTGGGTCTCAGGAGCCATGTCCTTCTCGACCTTCTTTGGCTTCGACTTGCCCTGGAGAGCTTTCGCCTCCTTGACCTTCTTAGCCAGAACTTCGCGAAGGTGATCCAGGCGCTTCTCGAGTGCCTCTTTCTGAGCTAGGAGCTCAGCCCTTCGACTCTTGGTGTTGCTACGGTTGGCCTTCCCACCGGCCTTGACTGCTGGAGCGACTGTCGTCCGACGCCCGCCTCGACCAGGACTGTCAGGCGTAGCTGTACCGGGCCGACGACCCTTCAGCTTCCTTGTCCTGAGGTAGTACGCCCTGGCCTTGACCGGGTCATAGTCACCATGGAAGAGAGCCGAGTCATCGATCATCCGTCGACTCCGATCTCAGCGAACACCTCGTCGAGGGTGCTGTTGACCGAGGCGATCATGTCGAAGTCGCCTTGAAGCTCCTCGTCCTCTACGACCTCCGCATCAACAATGTCCTCAGGAATCGCACCAGCGGCAAGCTGGGTCTGCGGAACCGTGAGGTTGCTGTTAATGAGCATGTCGGCCTTCGGGTCGTCCAACTTCGGACGAACACCCACGAAGCCGCGGATCTCGTTGGAGGAGAAGACCTCGTTGCGAGTGAACTTGTCGACCAGTTCGGCCAGATCCTTCATCGGGACCAGCTTGAACGGATCGCGGAAGTACATGACGTCATGACCCTGGGTCCGAGCGGTCTTCGTCAAGAACTTCCTCTTGAGTTCCGCAGCGACAGCGCCAATGGTGGGCTCGCACGTGCGGTTGAAGTAGTTGAGCATCTCGGCCTCTTCGGCCGTTCCGTCCATGACTCCCTTGGTGAGACCCAGCTGCGTGTAGAGAAGCTCGAGGAGTCTCTCGACCTGGGTTAGAAGATTGTTCTCCACTGGACGATTGAGCTGCGTGACCTTCTCTTCAGAACCGATGTAGGCGATGCCATGCGTGCTGGCCGTGAGCTGGAACTCGATGTCGTTGAGACGCTTCGTAGCATCCTGGCGGCGAGCTTCGTCACGGAGTGGGTACGGCAGCTGGATGATGAGGTCGAGCTTGCTGGAGCTGACCTTCTCGTCCACCATGTCCAGAAGCGCGAGCTTCCGGATCAACCGCTGAAGAGTGGAGTTCGGCTCGTTCATCACCGTGACAAACGGGTTCTCGACCAGGCCGACATGACGCTTCTCCACCACGACCTGTTCGTGGCGACCTGTGCGGTCGTTGTAGGCCTCCACCCGCACATGGCGTGGGTACCACTCCACGACAATGCCAATTCGCCAGGACTCGATGTCAAAAAGACCACCGTTCTTCGGAGCCTTGGACATGTCGATCGGTAGGATGGCGATATGCCCACCCTCGAACAGCGTCATGTAGAGATCCTGCAGGAAGGCCCGACCAGACTGGTCGATGTTGGCCTCCACATTCAAGCAGTTGTGCATTCCGGAGTTGACGTCCTCGATGTAGCGATCTTGGGCGTCCTTCTTGACATGTCGAAGGTCGACAGACGCACAATCGACCGCCAGCCGTGTGTAGATCGAGGCAACGATGGATCGCTCGCCGGCGAAACCGAACCTCGCACGCATGGGGCTTCTTGAAGAGCCTTGCCCGAGCTCGGACGCATTCCCTCCGGAATATGGCAAGATCGATGCCGGCTGCTCACGATTCAAGAAGGCGTTCCAAGCGTGCTTGAGCTGGGTTCTTACTCCCATGGGTCACCTCCTTTCACTGTTGGACTGAGCGAGGACATCAGAACTCCTCCTTGTTGGCCTTGAAGGCGATGTAGGCGTCCATGAGCGCTGCGACATTGTCGATCTTCTCTTCATTGCGGCGCTTCGAGAGCTTGATGTTGTTATTGTTGTCGACAATGACCATGGCATTGCCCATGGTGTACATCATCAAGATCTGATCGAAGAGAATAAGCCGATCCTCGGCCAGGATCTTGATCTCACCGAGAGGCACGGACTCAGTCCGAGCGCCCTGGATAACCTTGATCACGCCCCACTCACCGTTGTCCTGAACCCAACGCTCCATGAACTGCTTGGCGTTGTAGGTGTCGTATCCGACGGCACGAATGAGGTAGCCGTGGTGGCGAATATAGAGATCCAGGTCCTCATAGACCTCGATCATGTCAAGAAGATTTCCCTCCATGACAACAAGACTGCCCTCGTCCAGGAATTCCTGGTACTTGGCCCGAAGCGCACCTGGAAGCAGATCAAGCGTGCGCTTGGTAATGTAGCTGCGGGTGTCGACACCAAACTTCCCGTTGCGAAGCGGGAATAGGAACGTGAACGCGCAGAAGTCGTCGCCTTGCGAGAGGTCGATGCCCAAAGAACACAGCGTGTTGTCGAAAGCGCCGGGCCTGATCCTCTGAGTTTTCGTCTCCTCGTAGGTGAAGAAGTAGGTGTAACCCTCCATGGGCAGGCCGAACCGCTTCGCGAACGTGTCGTTCTTGACAGCCGGAACCTTCATGGCACGCTCGACCTCGAGGCGATAGGTCTCGAACGAAACTGTCTTCCCAAGGTTGGGCTGGGCCTTGAGCCAGATCCAAGGGTCTGTGAGACCTTGCTCGACCTCTTTGACCTTGTCCAGCTTGTAGTGGAAGATCGAAACATTCTTCCGCTCAAGCTCGCCGTTGAGAATCTGCATCAACTCGATCTTGATGGTGTCACCCGCGCCGTTGCGGACCACACCCTCGGATGAGATGGCGACAACCACCCAGTCCTTGGTCTTCGAAGCTCCCTGCGCGAGCGGACCGACGACGTCCTCACGAATATCAGCCGAAAGCCACTCGTCGACGGTGTTGACCTTGGTGCCAAGACCCTGAAGCTTGTCGATCGACATGGGCCGAACCTCGATGAGGGACCCAGTCAGGAAGTTCTCGATACCCTTCTTGGTCGCAACCAGTTTCTGGCGCAAGAAGCGATCCCCAGTGGTGTTCTGCAGGGAGCCGGCAGTGAGGAACTTGAAATATGGTCCGCGCGCCCGCGTGATTGCCGTACGAATCGGCGACATGACCTCTTCGGCCTGCTTCATCGTGGGAGCTGTACAGATCTGGTGGGTGGTCTCGACGTCAACGTTGAGGAAATATGACTGCAACAGCGCAGCATACATCGACTTGGCTCCGCCTCGGGCAACGATGAGGTATTGGATGTTGATTACTCGACGGAGATTGGTGTTGACCACCCAGCGTCCAAGCTCGTCGTCGTACTCCTCCTCATTGACCCAGTGGTACCACCCGAGAAGCTGCTCCGCCCACACCTTGAATATGGGCAGGAGCTTCAAGTCCCCACCGTCACCGAGCGTCATCTCGGCCTCGCAGAACTGCACGAATCCCTCGACAACATTGCCGGCGTAGTACTGGTCCGGGTCGTCGATACGCTCGTCGATCCGGTTCATCTCTTGTTCGATCTCATAGCAGACCGGAATGTCACCACGCATCACGGCATCGCGGTACATTCCGTAGTACTTCGGGACGGCGGTGTTCGACATCGTGCGAATGATCGTCTCTGTTACAGTTTCCACCGCCGTCCTCCTCTCAACTTAGGGGGACATGTCCCGCTTGATCTGCTTGGCAGCTCGCACAGCCAGGTCTGCCGAAACCGAGCGCTGGTCCTTGCTCTGAAACAGTTGAGCGATGAAACTCTCGCCCTTGCGCTTGGTCTTGGCGTTCAACTTCTGGAACTCCTGCTCCAGGCGCATCCGCTCGTTGGCAGCCTTGAGCTCGTCGTTGGTCAGCGAGTCTGTCGTGGACTTCTTCGCCTTCTGGCGAGCCGCAACGGCCTTGACGGCGTCATCGGTTGCCTTCTGACGCTGGCCTCCACGAGCTGTCGCGTACTTCCCCGCCCTGCGCTGGGAGACCGTGACGTCCTTGGTGTTCATGATGCGTGTCTGCTTCTCGCGCGTGAGCGTGGGCTGGGCGGCCTTGTCGACCGTGGTGACTCCCCACTTCATGCCCTTGACGCCGTAGTGCTTGAGCTCGAGCTCGACCTGCTCGTACGAAGTGACGTGGCCACTCTCGTCACGCACTAGACGATAGGCGATCTCGGTGTCGCCTTCCGCGTGCTTGAGGTCCTTGCCGACTGGTTCGAGGAACACGTCCTCGTACTCCTCGTCGGAGTCCGGGTCCTTGACCTTCTTGATGACGAACGCCTTGGTACCCGACGGATTCATCCCCAGAGACGGGCCAGCTTCGACCATGGCCTTCTGGAACGCGGTCTCGTGCTCGTTGAGGTACTTGTCGTACAGCGCGGAGTTCTTGGGATCGTTGAAGTCGACGTCCTTGTACTCGGGCTTGTTGTTGATCCGGTCGATACCGCCGTCGTTCATCTTTTTGGCTGCAGCGTTGTGGAGCTTGATGAAGGCGGTACGCCCCATCTCCTTCTCCCACTGCTGGTCGAGCTTGTCGAGCTTCTTGGTCTTGACTCGCTCGCCCTCGTGGCCCTTGTCCTTGCGGACGCCCCACTTCATACCCTTGACGCCGGAGTGGAAGAGCTCGCTGATGCGAGTCGAACCCCGCTCGGCGGTCGTCATGTCACTCATTGCCACCTCCATTCCATGCTCGTCGTACTGCAGGCGGAAGGTCGGGCCCTCGAAGTCGCCATACCAGACGGCGATCCTGTCGAACTCGACGTTGTGGACGCCGGGGTAGTCCGAGTCGTCCTCCTTGGCAGGAGTCTCGGGATAGCCCATGGTCAGGTGCGGCGTCCACTCGGGATACTGCTCTACTGAGTCGTACAACCGCCGAATTGTGTTGTCCATGAGGAGGTGCTCGCGGAAGTCGGCGATGCGAGGATATGACCACCCTCGCGTCTCGAAGAACAGCACGTCAGCGTCGTCCGGGCCGAGCGTTCCTCGGTGATCCACTACCATGTGAAACGGACTGAGCTGACTGGCTGCATGCTGAACGAACCCCACGATGCGCATGAGGTCGTCGGCGCTCGTCGAACTGAGATCCCCCAAGAAACACAGCGTCAGGTGCGGGATCTTCTCGCTCGAGAGCTTGTTGACCTTGTCATCGACCGAAGGAAGGGCGACGATCACGGTGCTGTCCATGCGATGCTCCTCCCTATCGGTACTTGTCGAAGAAGGCCACCAGGTCGGCGCCTTGATAGAGCGTGTCGGCGAGATGCGCAGCGT